GGGCGTGGCGTCCTCGTCCACCTCGTACCCGCAGGAGAGCTGCACCTTGCCGCTCTCCACCTTCGCGATCAGCTCGGGGTCCGTGATCATCAGCGAGCCGACCACGAGGTCGCCGTCCTGGCGCACGCCTTCCTGCGTGACGCCGCGCGCGTACTGCTTGACGTTTGAAGGCGCGACCATGACGGGCGGATGATCGTCCGTGACCGGCACGCCCTCGAACGACGCGAGAGCGTCCTTTCGGAAGACCTCCTCGGGGAGGCGCAGCTCGCGCCGCTCGCTGCCGTCCGGGTTCCGGTAGACGAAGACCCCCGCGCGCGTGAACACACCGTCCACGCGGAGCGTGCCCGCGGCCGTGCGGCGCGGCGAGCGAAGGAGTCCTCGGTCGATGCGGAACGACACGCGGGCGGCCTACAGGAACTTGAGGTGGACGATCACGCGGCCGGCGGGGAGCGTCGCGGTGCCGCCCTCGACCACGTCGAACAGGAGCACGTCGCCCTCGGCCAGCACGCGGTTGGCGAGCGTGGCGGAGAGGTCGATGTCGATGAACGTGTCGGCCGCGATCGTGGTCCCGCCGTTGTCGTTCTCGGTCGAGCGCGGGCCGGCCACCACGGTCGAGCCGTTCTTGATCCGCAGCTCGAAGAAGTTCGCGGGGTCTCCGGCGAGGCCGGTGGGGTTGATGTAGTCGACCTTCTCGACCTCACAGCGCCGAGGGGCCTTGTACATCTTGATCGCGCCGGTCGCCGTCAGCGCGGCGTGGTCCAGCGTGATGGCGATCTTCTTCCTACGTCCCTTGGGAAGCGGCATTGGTGTGACTCCCTGTTCCGACTGAAAGTGTGGAGGACGATCCGCGTCCGAGCAAGCGGGGCTAGAAGTCCAGGCTCATGTAGCGAGGCGGGACGAGGTGGCGCCAGCGGCTCACCACGTAGCCGCCCCCGACGTGATTCCCTACGCTGGCCACGTGGATCGCCACCAGCTTCCCGTCGGAGTCGAACACCCCGGAGCCGCTGTTCCCGCCGTCGCTGTGGAGATCGTAGATCACGTAACCGGCGCCCATCCACTCGTCGCCGCGCTCGTAGCGGGACACGGGTCCGCAGCGCTGCGCCTCCCACGGCATGGCCGCCACCAGGCAGACCCAGGTCTCCGGCTTGCGGCCGTCCCCGATCAGCGGATCGGTCCCCAGCTCGGCGAAGTACACGAAGGGCTCGCGGCCCGCGGTCGCCACGAGCAGCGCGACGTCCTGCTTGCGTGAGTCGCCTGCCTTCTCCACCACGAACTCGGAGCTGTTGCCCCAGTAGGTCGTAAGCGTGATCTTCATGGCCTCGCCGTCGATGTACTTCCCGAGCACCACGGCGTCACAGTCGACCACGTGGCGCGCGGTCATCGCGGCGCCAGGGCCCACGGCCACGGCCGAGCCGTAACGCTTGGGGCCGGGCAGGCCGCCGAACATCTCGAGGAACATGCGCTGCACGTCCGACATGGGCGGCAGCTCCGGGTACACGCAGTCGACCTCGACGGACGCGGCCATCTTGTACTCGTGCTCCACGTCGCTCGTGGAGAACCCGGGGCCGGCGCTCATCGGGCCGGCGCACGAGGTGCAGCCGAGCACGAGCGCGGCGAGGGCAAAGAGCAGGACGGCGGTCCAGAGTCGGTCGAAATACTTCATGGCTACATCTCCTCCAGGATCGGGGTGAGGTCGGGCTCCGGGTAACACCGGCACTGGTAGTCCTCCCCGGGGTGCCCGACCTCCGGGGGATCGTTCCACTCGAAATGCTTCCCTTCCAGTGTAGCGTGCGTGGCGCGCACGCGCTCGTCGCGCGAGGTGCGCCACGTGTAGCCCTTGATCCCCAGCGCCGTTTGCCGCGCCCGGTTCACCTCGCCGAAGAACTTGCCGACCTGATCGCGCGCGATCATGCGGGCGCGCGCCTCGCCGACGTCGTAGACGTCCCGGAGGTCCTCGGCGATCTGCTTGGACGTCTTGCCCCCGCGGACGCCGCGCGTGACCGCGGCCTCCACGTCATCCAAGTATTTGTTAGGGATGCTCTTGATCAGGGAAACGTTATCTGCCACGAAGCGGTCGACCTTGTTCGCGAGGTTGGGCTCGGCGTGCACGACGTCCACGCCGAACGCCGCGCGCAGCTGCTTCTGGAGCTGCTCGCTCTGGAACCGGGACGTCCGCTCGGCGATCTTCTGCGCCACCGACTCCAGCTCGCTCGGGCGCAGCCTCTTGAAGAACTCCTCTGAGACGGCGTCCGAGATCTTGTTCGCGTCCGAGGGCGCGTCGAGACGCTCGCGGACGAACGCCTCCAGCAGCGGCACCACTCGCTCCTCCACCAGCCGGCGCGCCTGGTCGAGGTAGTGCCGGATCGACTGGAAGTACTCGAGGCGCAGCGCGTCCGGTTGCGCCTGCCGGGGCAGCCGCTTGCGCCACTGGGGGCGACGCGGCTTGAACAGCGCGCGCCGGATGCGGACGTGCGCGGCCGTGCGCCGGTTGGGCACCGGCTACTCCTCTTCGGGCTTAGGCCCCGCGCCGGGCTCGGACGGGGCCGGGCCCCCGGCGGCCGGCTGGGCAGTCTCGCCGGTCGCGCCCGGCGCGGGTGTCGGGTTCTGCGCGCGCTCGAGGTCGGCCTCGGTCTGCGCCTCGACGACGGCATCCCACTCGGCGTCCAGCTTCGTGTCGAACGAGTAGGAGTCGCCGCCCCAACGCGAGGCGCGGATCTCGCTGGTGCCGAGCGCGCCCATGTTGAAGTACTTCTCGTCGATCTCGGCCTGCACGCGCCGGGTCTCCATGATCTCCTTCTCGCTCGGCTGCCACAGCGGCGCGAACTCCACGCACCACACCTCGGGCTCGCGGCCGTTGGTCGGTCCGTTAGGCGAGAGAAACAGGAGCCGGACGAGATGCTCGAGGCGCGGGCGCAGCCGGCGCTGCGCCTGCGCGACGCGGTTGTAGAAGAAGATCCGATCGCTCTCGCCAGTGGCGTTCATGCCCGAGGGGCTTTGCCCCATGAGCAGCGTGACGGGCATGTCGCACGCCGCGGCGAGCCGCAGCATGAACTTGTCGATCAGCTCCGGCAGCCCGGTGAGCGGAGTGCTCTTGCGCTCGAACTCCTCGCCCGACTCCTTGTCCAGGAGCAGCGCGCGGACCATCGAGCGCGAGATGTCCATCATCTGCATGCGCGCCTTGATCGCGTCGGCCTGGTCGGAGGCCAGCGCCGCGATCAGGCCGCTCATCTTGAACACGCCCTGGGACATGTCCGCGATGAGCGCGCTCGCGCCGTCGCACGCGGAGTTGAAGTCGCGGAGCACGTGCACCATGCGCGAGAGCGCCGAGTAGCCCCAGCCCGGCCGCGCGCCGGGCAGGTTCTCGCGGCTCACGCGCGCGCCCGGGAAGATCACCAGGCGCGACTCGTGGATCTCGAAGTTCGGCGCCGAGCCGCCCGCGTGGCGCGGCGCGACGGTGTACGTCTTGGGCTCGCCGAACCGCGGCTCGCGGATGTCGTCGTAGTACGTGCGGGCCTGCAGCTCGTTGGGCTGGAAGACGATCAGCGAGGTGTACTCGATCGCCTTGGTAGGATCGAGCGGCTGGGCCAGTGACTCCTGCTGGTCGTTGGTCACCGGCCAGATCGCCGCGCCCCCGTAGGCGCGCTCGTAACAGAGCGCCGTGTACAGAGCGTCCTCGGCGCCGAGGTCCTCCAGCCGAGCCTGCAGCTCCTCGGACAGCTGCTGGGTTTCCTCGACCTTCCCGTCCTCATGCTGGATCTTGACCGAGAACCCTTGCCGCAGAGTCTCACGCGGGATCGTCTCGATCACCCGGGCCGCGATGTCGTCCCCGATCCACAGGTCCCGCGCCTCGGCGTCCGTGACGAACCCGAGGCGGAAGAGGGTCGACGTGCGCTTGTCGCGCGAGGTGCCCAGCCCGGTGACCGCGTTCTCCCAGGCGTCCCGCCGCACCTTTTTACGGAAGGGCCACATCACAGGTATTCTAGCTCAGGCGTGCGCGGTAGCCAGCCGGAATTAGGTGTGCGTGGGAGGACCGGCGTGGACGCCCGTGTTCGCCGACCCGGTCTTCGAGGTCAGGGCAACGGCGCAAGGGACGGTCGTGGAGTTATTCACCACGGCCAGCCGCGAGCCGTTCTGGGACTCCAGCTTATTGCCCGCGGTCACGTTGGCGTCGGCGACGTTGATCGTGCAGCGTTTCGCGGGGAGCATGCAGATCATCATGAAGCCGGTCCCGATGTCGAGCGGCGCGCCCACGGCGACGACGGCGTTAGCCGTCCCTGGTCCGGTCGGGGTCACGATGCTGGGGTAGAGGCGCGTCTGTCCGCCGACCGTGATCGAAATCATCCCGTCGATCTTCACGAGTTCGCCGACGGAGAAGCCCGAGCCGGTATTGTTATATGCCATGATCAGGTCGGTGCGGATCGCGACCTCGCCGGTGACGACGTCTGGGCCGGACATCTTCAGGATGCTGAAGCCCGAGTCGTTGAAGTTGCCGCCGAACCGGATCGCTTGGTTGTAGTTGTTCAGCGCGAGGAACTCGATCTGGATCGAGCCGCTCGTGTGCGCGAGCTGCAGTGGCAGGGAGGCGTTGGACCCGCCGCCGTAGGGCGTGGCGCTGAGCCCGACGGTGCCCCAGTGCATCGTGACGAAGGGGTTCTCGCTGACGATGCCGTTCGTGACCCCCTCGATGTTCATCGAGTCGATCGTGCCGCCGGTGTCGGAGAACACGAACCCGTACATGGTGCCGGGCACCGCGCTGCCCTGAATAATGCTGATGCGGTCGAAGTGGTAGCCGGTGTCGTGCACGTAGGCGGCGCAGCCGTTCGCGTCGTGGCGCACGTTGAAGATCTCGAGCGCGTCGACGACGACATCGTGACCGAACTCGGCGTAGCCCGACGCCCCGACCGGACCCGCGCCGCTCATCCACCCCGCGCCCATGCGCTGCCCGCTGCCCGCCTCGCCCGCGGTGATCTGCGTGCTGAGCGCCTGCGCCGTGTCCATGTCGTGCACGATCACGTCGCCGAACTTGAGGTGCTTCCCGCCGCCGAGGAAGACGCCCATGCAGCCATGCTTGAGCACGAGGTCGTCGACCCGGATCGCCACCGGGCAGAACTGCATCTGCAGCAGCGCGCGCGCCACGCCCGAGGAGTGGAAGCGCTTCCCGTTGCCGTCGTTCCGCAAGCCGGAGATCGAGCCGTCGATGGGGGAGTAGGCGAGCACGAGCGAGTTGTTCTCGCCGTTGCCCCGGACGCCGCGCACCTCGAAGTCGCGAGACCCGACCAGGTTGACCACGGCGCGGGACAGACCCTCGCCGGAAATGTCCTCGTACGCCGTGCGCGAGGCGTACTCCTGCATGACGCCCACGGCGACGCTACCCGCGGGCGAGTAGAAGTCGGCGCCGACGAGCGCCGCGTTCTCGAGCGGTGTGACAGCGACGACCGAGTTGCCGCTGGCGTGGCTCTGCATCAGGGGCTCGGCGAGCGCGATGGTGGTGCCACCAGCGTAAGAGCTGTCGACCTGCACGAGCTCGCGGCGGATGACGAGCCCCGCGTCGCTGTCCGGGTAGATCATGCTCGGGTACTGCGTGCCTTGGATCCAGATCCAGTCGCCCGCGACGAGCGTGCCTGCGGAGGCGACGGTGATCGTCTTCGCGTCGACGATGGCGTTCGCCGTCAGGGTCGTGTTCAGCTTCGCCGTGTTCGTCGCGCCGGCGAGCTTCCAGAACGCGTTGAGGTAGTTGTCGGCTCCGGTGAGCGCCCAGCTGCCGTGCTTGCGCACGCGGAAGCGCCGCCCCCGGTGCCCCGACACGAGCACGTTGCTCTTGTGGTTGATGGGCACGGAGGTGTAGAAGTCGCCCTCCGCGAGCTCGACGTACCCCATGCCGCCGGTCACCGAGGCGCCCCTGCTCGCGCGGTCGATCGCCGCCTGCAGGCGCCCCGAGGCGTCGTCGAACGAGCTCGTGCTCGGCATGATGAGCGGGAACTGGAAGGAGGACGCCATGGGTTAGACTCCGAACCCCGCGATCTTGATCCCGTCGAAGACCTTGTTCGCGATGTGCTGCGCGCCGGCGGCGTTGGGGTGAATGCCGTCGCCCTGCAGCATGGTCCCGACGTCGAAGCCTGCGGCGCAGTCGACGAGCATGACGTCACTGACCGACGAGCCAAGCCCGTTCACCACACCGTCGAGCGCGGCGTTGAAGGTGTTGATCGCTGACTGGAAGCCGGAGAACGCGCCCGTCACGCCGATGATCTTGCAGACGATGACCCGCACGCCCTTGAGGAGCGAGAAGATGGTCGTCAGAAGCGTCGTCATGTTCGTCGCCGCCTGCGACCCCGTCCACTCGCCGCTGACGATGTCGTTCACGCCAGCGTGCACTACGATGACGTCAGGCGAGAGCTGCAGCCAAGTGCTGAGGTTGGCGGTCAAGCTCAGGCTGGGCGCCGCCACGCTGTCTAGCCGGAAGCTCGGGTGGCCCTCCGACCAGAGCGGCGAGACGATGTTCTGCGTGCCGATGAACCGGAGGTTGACTCTGTTCGCGACGAGGGGCAGGAGCGACGCGTAGAGATACTCCTGATAGCTGTTCGGAGACGACTGGACCGAGATCGAGTCCCCGAGCGTCATGATCTCGACGTCCGGCAGCCAGCGGTCGGGGATGTTGCCCTGGAGCGCGCTTACCGGCGGGAACGCAGGCAGCGGGTTTGGCAGCTCGCCGAGGTGCCGCACGGTGAACGGCGACGGCGCGACCAGCGTCTTGACGTCGTTCGGGTCGACGTCCTCGACCGAGGTGACCGACCAGCGGTAGACGCCCTCCGGCAGCGCGCCCGTGTCCGCGGCCCCCAGCTCCAGGCGCCACTTGCCGACGTCCGCGCCGCTCTGCGCCTCGATCACCAGGCGCGGGTCGGCCGGCGAGCCGTCCTGCGCCGTGGCGAACGAGAGCACCAGCTCCTCGTTATCCAGGCCCCAGTTGCGCCACAGGAAGAACGTGAGCGTCCGGCCGGCCTGGCTGAATGGCACCTCGGTCCCCGAGCTGTCCGTGATCGTGGAAGCGAAGCGCCCGGTGAACGCGTCGCCGCGGATGACAGCTACGGCTTTCGTGTGACTCATGTTGGCTCGCTCTCGACGTCGTCGTGGATCTGCGTAACGCTGATCGTCTCCTTAGTATAGTAGAGACTGATCTCGTTGTAGAACCCGACGTACAGCGGCTCGCTCCCTTCGAGTTGGGCGGTTCCGAACGCTGCGCCGCTGGCCAGCCCGGTCGGCGTGATCAGGAACAGCAGCGATGGCGCGCCCATCAGCTCGCCGCTGGCGATCCCGGTCGGGTCGATGTTGGAGACGTTACCGACCGTGCCCGAGCCGTGCGCCTCGCCGGTGGCCACGCCGGACGTCGTGAGCGCGAGGCCCTCCACGGCCGTGCCGAACGCCTCGGCGCCCGCCACGCCGAGCGCGATGATCGTGAACGCTAGGCTGGACGATCCGAACGCCTGGAGCGAGGCGATCCCGGCCGGGTCCAGGAGCACCACGGGCAGCAGCGACGCGCTGCCAATCGTCTCGCCGGTGGCCACGCCCGCGGGCGCGACGGTCTGCCCCTCCGTAGCCGTCCCGAACGCCTCCGCGCCGGCCACGCCCGCGGGCGCGACGGTCTGCCCCTCCGTAGCCGTCCCGAACGCCTCCGCGCCGGCCACGCCCGCGGGCGCGACGGTCTGCCCCTCCGTAGCCGTCCCGAACGCCTCCGCGCCGGCCACGCCCGCGGGCGCGACGGCCTGCCCCTCCGTAGCCGTCCCGAACGCCTCCGCGCCGGCCACGCCCGCGGGCGCGACGGCCTGCCCCTCCACGGCAGTGCCGAACGCCTCGCCGGTGGAGATCCCGGACGGGTCAATGTTGTCCCCGGCCGGGCCGGTGACCTCGACCGTGCCCGAGCCGTGAACCTCGCCGGTGGCGACGCCTGTGCTGTCGATCGTCTGCCCCTCCACGGCCGTGCCGAACGCCTCGGCGCCCGCCACGCTCGAGGCTGTGATCGATACAGCGATCACCGCGGTGCCGAAGGCCTCGGCCCCCGCCACACCTCCAGGATCGAGGTTGATCGTCCCGGGCGTGAAGTTCGGAGTGGTGATGCGAGACGCCGTGGTGCCGACACGGAACACGACGTCGGTCGTGGACATGCCGCCCGCGCCCGTTCGCTCGCAGCCGATCTGCAGCCACAGGTACTCGTCGGTAAGAGTGACGCTGCCTGGGTCGAACGTGGCGCTGGAGTCCTGCTGGGTCGTGGAGAGGTTCGTATACAGCGAGCCGGCCTGGCGCGCGCTGGTGATCTCGGTCGCGCCCGAGCCGTCGGCCGAGGTGCTGCGTAGGAGACGGAAGGAGATACGCCCGTCCTGCGCGCCGCTATTGGTCACGCCGATGACCACGCCGTGGGCGACCCAATTGCCTGCAGCGAAGGTGCCGGTTAGCTTGCCCGTGGAGCGCCACGCGTCGGCAAGCGTGGTGTTGATCGAGCCGTCGGGCGCGACGGGCGTGGACGCAAACGTCGTGCTCGCTCGTTTCGACCCGGCCTGGAACTCGGAATGGTTCGTGGAGCCGGTGCCGACGACCCAGCCGAGGTTAGGAGAGCTGGTAGCGTCCGAGCCGGGGCTTGTCTCCGACATCTCCTGGGGGAACGTCCCCACGCCGATGTCGAGCGTGGCATTGGTGAGGAAGAACGTCTTAGTCGCCACGGCCCCACTCCTCGCGGATCCGGCGGAAGGTACGCTCCATCCTGGACGGTGAAGCCCAGCGGCCCATCTTCACCGAGCCCGGCTCGCGCAGGCCCTCCGTGCCAATGGCGCGCAGGACCGTCCCGTGGTCGCCGGTGGCGGCCACGCTGCCGTCCTCGAACTGGTAGTAGTAGTCGGCGCCAGCGTGCTGCACGACACGGCCGTCGTTGGTCACCACGGCGAGCACGCCCTCCTGCGGCGCGGCCCCCCACGGCCCGTCCTCGTTGCCGTACACGGACCCGTCGTCGTAGTAAATGCGCCAGCGGGTCACGGCGCTGGGCTCCTCTACTTCCCGGGGATCCCGATGGCCTCGCCGGACGCGATGGACTTCGCGGCGAGGACGAGGGCCTCGCGCGCGGCCGGCGACTTCGCGAGCAGCTCGCGCATGGCGAGCAGGCGGTTGCGGTTCTGCTCCAGCGCGCGCAGCTCCTGCTTGATGGCCTCGCGGTGCTGCTCCTTGGCGGCCATGGCCGCGTCGGTCGCGGCGAGAGCGGCGTCGATCTTGGTGATGTCTTCCATAGGGCTACCTCTTCTCGTGGACGGTGATGGCCGGGCGGCCGAGCATCTCCTGAGACTTGATGCCGCCGGGCATGCAGCGGCGCAGCTCCTCGTCCCAGGCGGCCAGCTTGCCCGCCTCGTCCCGGATCTTGGGATCGCTGGACAGGCCGATGCGCGCGCCCGCGCGCAGGAGGATCGCGGCGTCCCGGGCGACCTGCGGAGCCTTGGCCTGCTCCTCCGCGTCGCGCGCCCGCGACACGAGCGCGCGGCCCAGCTCGAGGGCAGCCTGCCAGGGCATCTCGACGGTCTTGCCGCCGATCACCAGCAGGACGAGCTGGCCGCTCCGGCCCACGCGGGCCTCCTGTACGCCCTTCGGGATCACGATGCTCGGCATGGCTACAGCTTGAAGATCCGGTTGGAGCCCGCGTCCCAGCGGATCGTGATGTCGCCGCCGCTCGGCGTGGCCGGCAGGCCGGTCGCCGTGTCGATGTTGGCGATGAGCCGGCTGGTGCTCTCCGTGCCGGTGTCCTTGTACAGGTCGAACGACTCGAACTGGTCGCCGGAGACGGCCGAGAACGTCACGTCGTCCGCGTCGGCGACGCCGTTCGTGACGGTCTTGTTCGCGAGGTTGCCGGAGGTCGCCACGCGCGAGGCCGCGGCGCGATCGTCGAGGTTGTCGTCGACCGCGAGGTCGATCGTATCGTCGGCCTCATCGACCAGGACGACCTTGATGTTGTTCGTGTCCCAGTCGATCGAGCCGTCGAGGAAACCCTCTCGGCCCTTGTCATAGAGCGCATTCGCCATGGTGCCCTCGGGGAGCTTGGGTTGCTTCCGAAGTATGGCTCGCCCGGACGGGCGACGCCACCCCGGCTAGGTGAGCGCCCGCTTGAACGCGCTCATGTTCACGCGCGCGAGCGCGGCGAGGCTGGTGCTGCGGTTGGCCTGCAGCCAGTTCGCCGCCTGCGTGAAGCTGTCGACCTGGTCGTCGTGCGAGCCGACGGGGAACGTGGCGAACTCCTCGACCCACTCCCCCAGCCACGGCGCTCCGTCCGGCAGGTATACGTTGGCCCCTAGGACTAGGGCCTGCACGCCCGAGGCCCGGGACTCCTTCGAGTCCTTGGGGTTGATCTCGATGATCCCCGGGACCTCGTGCTCCAGGTATTGCATGACGGCGTTGCCGTTCGCCTTGCCCTCGACCAGCCGGTGCGTGATGCGGATCCCGCGCGCGGCCATGCGCGTCTCGATCGCCCGGAACTGCTCCACGGTCTGCGGCGCGATGAAGTGGCCGCGCACGCGCTCCAGCAGGAACATGTCCGCGCCCTTGACGCCCCACACCGTGAAGACGTTCCAGTCGCTCTCCTTGTGCGCCTTGAACGAGGCGTCGAGCGAGAGCACGACCATGTCGAAGCGCTCGGGCAGCGGGTACGCCGGGCCGTCGTAGCAGCCATGCGGGCGCGGCAGCGGCGTCCCGTCAAACTCCTTGCGCCCGTCCGGCTTCCAGAACCGCCACGCGGCGCGCGGGAACATGCCGCCCCCCGCAGGCGAGGGCGTCTGCTGCATCTGCCCGGCCCAGCCGTACGCGCCGAGGCGCCCCGGCTGCTTCTCCGACTCGCACCACTCGGCCGGGAAGCGGGCCGGGTGCAGCAGCTCCCCCTCCTGCGTGCGCGGGTCGCTCCAGCCGTACGCGGTCACACGCGCGCGGGACGGGTCGAACTCCATCGGGATCATAACGTGCTCCCAGATCCCGCTCGCCAGGACGTGCGCCGACCAGTCTTCGTAGTGGAGCCGCTGCATGATGCCCACCCGCATGCAGCGCTGGAAGTCGTTCATGCGGTTGTGCACCGTGTCGGAGTACCGGCGGTTCGTCGCCGCCATGGCGTTCTCCATGTTCTTCGCCCGGGGGTCGTGCGGATCGTCGATGATCAGGACGTCCGAGTTCTCGCCCATGACCATGGCGTTGAGGCCCTTCGCGCGGCGAGACCCGCGCGCCGAGTTCACCACGGAGCGGAGCGCCGTGACGTTCCCGACCGTCCAGTTCACGAGCCCGGCGTGCGCCACGGCGTGGGCGCGCTGCTCGTGGTACCAACGCGAGAACACCAGGTCGCGCCAGAAGCGCGCGTCGCGGCCGGCGACGTCCGGGTTGAACGAGAGGCAGAGGAACTCGATCGTCGGGTCGTGCAGCCAGGCCCACGCGGGAAAGTACACGTTCACGATCATGCTCTTGCCCGAGCGAGGCGGGACGTTGAACAGCAGGTTCTGCAGCGGCTGCGCGAACGAGCGGTCACGGCGCGCGCGCAGCAGGTCGAGGTAGCAGAGCTGCAGGTGCAGGCACACGGCCTCCAGGTGCCAGTTCCACTCGAGAGGCTGCCCGGGGTGGAGGACGTGCCAGCCCTGCCGCACGAACTCGGAGAGGCTGCGGCGCGCTTTCTCAGCTCTGATCGTCTCCAGGGTCGGAAGGCCCTGGAGCGGGTGTGAACTCGGCATCGATCGCCTGCTCGGCTGCTAGTGCGAGGTGGGCACGCTCGATCGCGTCGAGCGTCTCCGGGCTAAGCGCGGCCAGCTTGGTCGCCGTCTCAGCTGTGACAGGGACGTGGGCGACCGCGCCCGTGTGGTGGACCTGCCCACGGATCTGCTTGCCCCAGAACAGGTCCTTGAGCATGCCGAGCGCGCGCACCTGCACGGCGTCCGTGTGCATCAGGTTCTGGGGGTCGCGCATGAGGCCGCCGAGGATCGCAAGCCGCTCGATGATCGTCCGGCCGTTGTCGGTGATCTCGGCGATCAGCGCGCGCGCGGCGCGGAGCCGGCGCGGCCCGAACGCGTTCCCACTCACGCCTTTGGGCCACACGCCCATCGAGGCGCGCGGGACGAGCGGCCCCTCGGGGCAGAGCGCGTCGTGCCCCAGCTCGTCGCACAGCTCG